TTAAATCAGATAATCCTAAACCCTCTTAAAGTTTTGTGATACAATCCCAATATGGATTTCATAATTGGGTTTTTAATAGGCTATTTTTTAAAAGAAATTAGCAAATATCTTAAAAGAATAAGTAAATGGGACTTAGATAATCGTACTTATAATAAAGATTGGGATTCTTGGGAATATACTAGTCCAGAAGATCTACCATAATGACTCACCCAGACAATCAATTTTCTCAAAAGGAGTTACTAAGAATGGTCATTGACAGACTAGATAGATTAGAAGAAAAACTAGACAATAAATTGGACAAATCAGAATTTTATAAAGTTTTAGGGTTAGTTGCCACAGTCATATTAATAGTTGGCAGCTTAAGTATGTAGTGCTAAGAATTTGCTTAGCTCTATTTTTATTAATACCTACACCTGCATTCGCAGACCATGTACCTACACAAACACCATACGATATATCTATAGCTTGTGATGCAGATGGTGACACAACTAAGGGTGACATAACTGTTACATGGCAAGAAAGTGATGGCTTTGAAGATAGTCCACCTGAACGATATGCAATAGCATTTAGTAACGATAATTTTATAGAAACTAATTATGCAGTTGCAAGTACTCCTGGTTGGGAAACTGCATTGTCTTACAAGAGTTATGTATTTACTGCTAGCTACAGAGAAACAATATTTGGTACAACAGCAGATACATTCTATGCAAAAGTAAGAGCAGACAATGACACAGATGCTAGTTATTCTGAATGGACAGGTATCGTTAGTGTTGATTGTGACTATGGTTCTATTCCTACTACAACTACTACTACGACTACTACAACTGTACCTCCTAAACCAGAACCTGAGCCAGAACCTTATGTAGAACCTGAGCCATTACCTCCACCACCTGAAGAAATTATTGTAGATGTAAAAGTAGAAGGTGTCGATAAGACCTATACACAAGCAGATGTTAATGATGGAACTATAGAGCGTGACCAAGAGCGTATAGATAATGAGGATATGTTTGGTTGCTTTATGACTAATGCACAGATAGATCGCGGCGATTGTGTCATTATAATAGAAGAAGAAGAAGTTTTTGAAGATGATATTATAGAAGAAGAAATTATTATTGTTGAAGAAAAGGTAATTGTTGAAGAAGAAGTTAAAGAAGATGTGGAAAACATCTTTCCTGAGGATGATGATGATATATTCGACATACTCCCAAAGGAAATATTTGAAGAAGAAATTATTGTATTTGAAGATGAAATACTGGAGTTTGAAGAACTACCTATTGAGTTTGAAGTTATTGAATTTGATATGGAAGATATTGCACCCACAGTCGTGGTGGAAATACCAATACAGGATGAAATTATAGAGGAAGTTATAGATGAAGAAGTTGAAGAAGATGTCGAGGAAGTTTTGGATGAGCCAATACAGGAAGATGTTGAGGAGGAGCCAGAACTTACAGAAGAAGAAATTGCAGAAGAAATTGAACAAATACAAGAAATCGTCGAGATACCTAAAAGTTCCACCGAATTAGAATTTACTGAAGAAGAGTTTGAAGAAGCCGTTGAAGAATATGTAGAAGAACTTGAAACTGAAGAAGTCATTGAAGTACTAGAAGAAGTTAATGATGTTGGTGTGCAAAATCTATCCCAAGTCACAGAGGAAACACAGGAGATCATACAAGCAGTAGTAGAAGAAGCTATAGAAGATATTGAAGAACTTACTGAAGAACAAATAGAAGTTGTCGCTGAAGTACTTCAAGTAGAAGCAGAGGATGTAGAAATAATAGCTGAGTCTGTTAAAGATGATGAAGTTATAGCTGAAGCAGTAGAAGAATATGTTGAAAGAGCCGTAGAAAACGCTGAAGTAGAGAATTATACACTTGCTGATGTTGTTACAGAAATATCTTATGAATCATTCATAGAAAATCCTATAGAGACCTTCGTAGATTTTAATAATTTAGGTGACATAACTGTTGCAAACATAGGAGATGATATGACACAAGATCAGAAGGAAAAAGCACAAGAAGTTGTAGTGCCAGTTATTTTGACTAGAATAGCTACTATGGCAGCTTTCGTATTTAGGAGAGGTAATGTTTAAAAAACTATGGAAATGGTTTGTTGAAGCATTAAAAGAAACATTAAACCTTAGTTGGACTTTGGTTGGTTTAGTAATTGCAACTTTGACTTTGACTGGAAGTGCTCAACAAGTCACAGGGTTGGCAACCGTTATTACTTTAGTAGTTTGGTTATTAACTTTGGGATTTAGAAATGGCAAATAATAAATGTACATGCGAAATACTCTGTTGTCAATGCGCAGAGCATTGTCCAACAAGGAAAGGTAAATAATGAAATTGCAAGTTATTAGAACTCAGCTAGGCAAAGATGCCACGAATGGTCTTTTGTTTATTGATGGTATTTTTGAATGTTTTACATTGGAAGATCAGTATCAAGAAACAAAAGTTATGCATGAAACTTGCATACCTGAAGGAGAATACGATATAAAATTAAGAACAGTTGGCGGTTTTAACGAAAGATATACTAAAAAATATCCTACGTTTCACAGAGGTATGCTCTGGCTTCAAGATGTTCCTGGATTTGAGTGGATCTTAATACACCAGGGGAACACCGACGAGCACACTTCAGGTTGTCTTATTGTCGGGAATTCTCAACAAGATTTAGATGTCAATTTTAATGGTATGGTCGGCTCTAGCGCAGATGCGTACAAAAAACTATATAGAAAAGTTTCTGGAGCCATACTTAAAAATGAAAAGGTCACAATAGAATACAGTAAAATAATGTTAGACAAGGAGGAGAGAACTTCTTGTTGTGGTTGTGAAAAAATAGATAATATTCTAGATGGTGTAAACCAGATAGAAAATAAGTTAAAATTAAGTAAATTAATAGAATAAAAGGAGAAATATGTCAGAAGAACTTAAAGACATGCTTGAAAGAACTAGCTGGACCTTCATTGAAGCGTTCATTGGTGCGTTAACAGTTGCTCCTCTAGTTGGTGTAGATGCTGAAGTACTTCAGTTAGCTGCATTAGCTGGTGGTGGTGCTGCTTTAGCGGTAATTAAAACTTACGCTAAAAAGCAGGTGACTAAATAATGCCTAAATATGGTTCAAAAAAGTTAAAGAAAAAAGCTAAAACTGGCGGCTTTAAAAAGAAATAAAAAAAGAATCCTGAGCTATTGCTAGTCCAGGATTCTTTTACGTACATAACAAAGAGAGTAGTTATGTTAAGTGTATTATATTGTATTAAAAAGGAATGTCATCCTTATTTTCTACTTTAGTTTTGCCTACTGTTGGAAAGGTTTTGACAATGTTTAGGTATTCACTATCTTCTTCCTTATCTAATTCAACACCGATGTAAGCACCAATGTATTCGTTAGGGTCAAAAGATACGTCTCCTTCAGATACTTCTATCTTAAGAGCCTTCATAACCTCTATCATTTTCCATTTGGAATTCTTAGTAAACATTGTCCACATTTTAAATGTAACGCCTTTTACTTCAATTTCCCAAACCCAACCTTCGTTGTCAGATGCACTTAAGTGATCTTTCACAGAAAGAATTTTACCCTCGTAATCTCCTGCTTCTAAATCGAACTTAGCTGCACCTTTCAGGTCGTCTTCAGCTATTCTTATTTTCTTGGCTTCCACCATTTTTAACCTCCAATTGGTTGTAGAGAAAGTAATCATCTTGTGCCCATAGGTGTAAACCTAAACCTACTCTCATAGCGCAACGCTTATGAGCATCAGATATAGCAAGTTTTAATCTCTCGCCATTGTTCATTCTTTCTCCTGTTTTCTTATTTGTTAATTTATATGGTTTATCAACTGAGCCGCTTTCCTCCATTACTATTTCTTTACCATCAATAGTAAGTGTTAAACGTAAAACAACACCAGTCAATGTATGACCATACTCTTTATGTTCATCATAGATTTCTCGTACGACAGTTTGTCCGTAAGGACCACAATGCAACAACAATCTTTGTGTGACGGCACTATGCTCCACATAGTCGCCAAACTTTCCTGGTGCTGCACCTTTAATTAAACCAGCAAATGGTTTAGCTAAATTTTTAAGATCTAACATATCTATCTCCTTCTTCCATACTTGTAGCCCACTTAGGAGCAGATGCAGTATTACAATTTATTATTTGTAAACTTGCATTCTCTGCAAAATTACGCTCTAAGAAAGTATCTCGTATAACTTCAGTTCTACGACCTCTTTTAGCTGCTATTGCATCTAAAGCTCTTAACTTAGGAACAAAAGTAGGACCAACAATTGCACACAATGTCTGCACTTGGTCATCAGTTATGTCCTCTAACAACCACCTAAAAAAATTAGGTAGTTCTGGAACTTTATACTTGTATGATTTAGAAGTATGAAAAACTGTATCTCCTAATTTATAAGAGCCTTTCTCTGAAACATCTTTACTAATAAAAACGTCAGCATAACTCTTAACTTTCTTTGTAGCATCTTGCGCACTAGATATGGGTAGTCTTGCAACTACTAAATCTTCTAAAGGAGCAGAACTAATAAATTCTCCAACTTCAGTATTTTCCATTTCATCTGCACTATAAACTTCTTTAGATAAATCTAAAGCGTCAGCTACTGATTTTATATTTTCCATATTTCCTCCAAAACCACTATATA